GGTATCGAGCTGTGCAGCAGCGACTGTACGCCATTCCTCACCGTCATAGTCCCAAATACTTGCTGACGGAGGTTGACCGGTTCCAGTGTTCAAAACAGATGTAGTATGAGTAGTTAAGCCGTTGACAGCGGTACCGCTTGCATAACTAGAGATCAACGGAGTTCTAAGGGTAGCCGTATCCGTCGCAACCGAGATGACTTCATGCGCTTCATAGAGATTACCTACACCACCGGAAAGGGTAATCCAATCTCCGGCTGCCAAGGCTGTCGCAGTCGTAATAGTAAAACTTCCCGCAGTAGCAGCACTTGACAAAGTAGTAGCTGTTGGTGCTGTTCCTACTACGTCAGGACCTCCCCATAACGCAAAGAGGAAAAGGCCAAAACTGTCCAGATAAGGAAAAGAATCCCAACTGTATTTTGACATTTGCAGACCTGGAACAACGTCATAAATCTTGACCATTGAGCCTTGTATGGTCTCATCATCAAGCATTGTTAGGTCAGGGGTATATTTCGGTGCCTTAACAGGAACCATGTAGGAGGGAGCACTTTGTAAAGTTCCCCGTGTAGTTTCAAGCGCTAGCCCAATTCGGGTTAACGCTGATGGATAAGCAACACCAGCTCCAGCACCAGCCATAATTATTGAACCTCCTGGGTTTCAAGTTGTACTGTTGTAACCGTAGGGGTAACCACCTTGACTGGCTCTGGGGTAGTAAAAGTATCAGCTACCGGTTGGAGCCACGGGTCATTACCTATTAAATGATCAATCGGTGCCATTTCGCCAGGAGCAAGCTCTAACGGGAGATTATTATCACTTCTCCTGATGTCTAGCCATCTGCGTGTAGAGTTGCTTACATTTTTAACCTTCATGGGACCTCCTAAATCTAGTTTACATTACTCAACTGGGGCATTAAGAATAACCTGGCAAGTAGCTTGGAATTGGACTACACCGGTAATGTATACCCATGGACTTTCTGGCGGTGACCATGGCTCGCTGCAACTATGCTTGATACCAAAAGCATCTTTACCAGACATCCATATAGCAGAAGAACCAAAATTAGGGTTTAAGGCAATGAGGTCTCTAAGACTATCTACCAGAAAGTCATAATCATATTGCGCTTGGACAATTCCTGGAAGTCCAGTAGGGTTGATAGAGCCTTCCGCATTTGATGAAAAATAAATCTCAATATCGACAGGAACCACTAATTCATTATTAACCGAGGTCACGCCTGTTAATGTCCAGTTAGTTTGGTTATCCTCACTCGGAAGAACCACGCATAAAACAGCGGAACTGCCATTAGGATTCGGAGAGACAGTAGACACAAAGCCCACATAGTCTTGTTCTTTGACGTATGCGCGGCCAGCATAGACTTGCGTCACATACGACGGCAAGAGCGTACCAATCGCGTTTTCGAGAAAGGTAGAGACCGCACTACGGGTTGAGTAGCGTCCGTTACTAGGCATTATCCCATCAACCCATGAATATAAGGCACCCGGTAGGTGGCTAGCAATGAATGCACTAAATCCCAATCTGAATGCAGGCCTGGATAACCTTCTACAGTTTTAGATGGCATCGCTGCTCTTCCTAGCGCTTGAGGCACTTGGGCTCCCATACCTTGCATTTTCAACAACATAGCAGTGAGGGTAATCGTAGCTTGTTCGATGTCTTCTGGGATGCCGGTCACAAACGGGCCGGTTCCATTTGTGCCTGTATTGCCCCAAAACCCACCACTAGTAGTAGACGCTGTATGATTATAAACTAAAGGGTTAGCTAATGTAAGAGTAGCAGGACTACCACTAGTAGGAGCATTTGTAATACTAGCTATCGAAATAAGCTCTGGGCCAAGTGGGTCTCTAATCGTTAGTGTAGTACCTGGTCTTCCGTTTTGAGGTGGGAAGACTCCCCAGACCTGTGTTTCGCCAAAAGGGACCGGCCAGACTTCAATAGTGGAACTTCCTGCTGTGGCATCAGCTGCCAACATAAAATGCGGGAATCCCGTGACATAGGTGTAAACCACATACACTCGGTCCACATTCATCGGACCTATATTAGGTGTAACTTGTGGTTGTGGCGTAAGAAGATAGATGATGTTGCTACCAGCCACAATACTACTAATGGCGGTAGCGGAGAGATTAGCGATGTTAGCTGGACTTGTTCCCAACCCTATTCCTACAATCTGTTGCAAAGGAGAACCCTTAATAGGTAAAGCGAGTTCGCTTCCTCTTTTTGGCTTTACCCATACCGAATCAACTGTAAGATCAGCAGCAAAAGTTTGGTTATGGTCTCCAAAACAGTATTCGTCGATCATTGCGCTTGCACGGGAAATCACTAGCGCCAACGAATTATTAGAATCGACAGCTTGATTAGTACTGCCTGGTACTAAAGCTGTGCTACTCACGGCTGTAGGAGCATAACGAAACCATTGCGTTGAAATATAAGGAATAGTTTGATAGCCCCGTACAGTCGTCGGGATTTGAACAGGTGTAGAAAAAGGGGTTGGGATAAAAGTCATCGGGGTGGTGTGTTTGGTATCGTGGGGTCAGCTTTACGCTGTTGCTCAAGCGCTTGTGCAACTAATGGATGCACTCGCTTTCCTCGTCCGGCTTTCGCTCCACGCCATCCTAAAATACGTAGAGCTTGACGCTTTTGACTACGGTTTAGTTTAACCTGTAGCTTTTCCGTCATTTTACTTACCCTTAGAGGTAGAAGCGGTTTCTGTGGTGGTAAATGCGGTTGCGTCTACATTAGCCTTTGATGTAGTGTCAGTTTTAGCCTTGTCTCCTGAAGTAGCATTCGTTTCTACCGGAATGGCACTGTAATCAGGTGCCAACGGAGGAATCCCTGCTTCCCAGCCAGATTGCTTTAGAAAGAAATTACCCACCTCACTGGGAACATCAAATGAGCCATCAGCATTAGGGAGATAGGTCACGCCGTCATGCTGTAAGGATGTAAAAGGTGATGGTAAGACTTGCTCCACCCGCTCATTTACAATACCTAGACGTGGGTCTACTTTTTTTTGTATAACCAACTTCTTTTCGAGATGATATATTTTCATCTTTGTCCTTTCTAGTAAAAAAGCCTCACCCACCTTGTTGGCAGGTGAGGCTTCTTTTATCCAGTTTAGCCTATATTTGTCAATACGGCTTGAGCTGACGGAGCATGATTGATCAAAGTCTCCAAAGAACGGACTTCAAAGTCAAAACGCGGTCCTCCGCCTTGTACTGATGGGTTGTAGTTCGCAGCATAGTCAAACCTTGTAGTGTCGTACTGGCACCTGACCTCAAAACACGTTCCAATGTTGGAGCCTGGGAAAGGAACGTAATCGGTACGCACAAAGATGGTCCCCGGAGGTACGTGAGGATGGACTTCAATAGCAATCGGTACACCACCCACAGCAGAGTTGATGTAACGGCTAATGTAGCCACCACCAGCAAGGTTGGTCCTAGCATCCGCATCTGTCGGTGGAAGCAACGTTGTAGCAATACCGGTAGAGGTTAGTATGTCTGTGATCTCTAGGGCTTGGGCGGAATTGACCATGTAAGCAGTCGGAGACAGCTGGACACTGGACCAAATCGCTTCATTAACCTGGTCTAATAGGCTAATACCGCTTCCACTAGCAGTCAAAGCGTTACCACCATTGTCAATAAAGATGGCACTCGTAGGCGTTCCGGTGCCAGGTACCACAGGGCCAGCAGCACCATAGTCACCAAGCGTCGAGGCTATAAGCCCGTTATAGAACTTAGATGACGTAGAGGTGTCTGTGGTCGGAGGAGTACCATTACCAGGCACAGCCGGAGAAGCCCAAGGGTTCGCATTGTTACCTGGAGCTAACTGACCCAAAAGCTGCAACGGTGGCAACGCTTGAGCAGTCGTCGGGGTAGAGGTAATCGTTACTTTACCGGTGGTGGTTGTGGTGTAGTAGACCAGATTGGTTGCAGAGGTACCTACATACCAATCCCAGGCGACACCACCTTTCAGTGCTGGCGACGTAGCTACAACAGAGTTCGTACTACCAGCGCTGACGGTTGTAGTAGCATTCGGCGATGCTGGGGTAGAGCCACCATAGTAGTAGTTCATTCCAGAACGTACCGCTACTGACACATACACTGTCACACTAGCTGGGATACTCCCACCCGTGGCAGATGCAGCTAGGGATGGCGCAGTCGGAGTTCCTAATGACCATCCTTGAGCATTCGGGATAGCAATGTCTTGGGCAATCATTAGCTGTAGCAACGCTTGCAGTGTAGCCTGTGCCAATGGGTCCGCATAGTTCCTACCTACAGCAACAGCATCCAAAGTGACGCGGCTAGCAACACCTAGAGCCTGATATGGGGCATAGACGTTTTGCTTTTCAAAGAGTGCCATAGCACCGGCATAGTCAAGTCCTACAAATGCAGACGGCTGTTGGTTGTTGATGTTTAGCCATGTTTCCCACTGGGCTAGCAGAGCACCATCATTAGCGATAACCCGAGGGAACGCCGAGGTGTTATTTCTGGCTGGGACATTAACAGGAACAACAGATGTAAAGCCAGTTAGGTCAACACCTTGCGGGCCATTTGTACTGTATATACCTTGACTAGCAGCTTTTTCAAAAATCTGCATAGTTTCATTTGTCAAGGTTTCGAGCTGATTCAAATCAGGCATCATGCCTCCTTATTATTTAATGGGCAAATGGAGTGGGAAGCGGTAATGCTCCCGTCTCATAGCCTTTGAGTAATTTTTTATAGGTGAGAGCGTGGCCCAGCCGTTCTTTAACCTGTGGGTCTTTCGCCTCTTCTAGCTGCTTAGTCAGCACACTAATTTCATCTTCCGGTGCTGTTGCGGAACCTAGTGAAATCCTTCCCTCATCAGTTATATTCAACCCTTTGGGGAACTGGCCTCTCAACATAGGGCCACCTGGCATCGGTGCATTGCTGATATTAGTGAGCGTAGTAGAGAGATTCTTCACTATCGATTCCACTCTCTTGACATCTTCTTCTAATTTTTTCTTGGCCTTTCCTTTGGGCTTGTTGATGTACTGGGACTCAACTTTGCCTCCGTCAGGAATGCCATTTACATCATTAGCGTTGTAATGGCCTTTGACATTCGCGGTCATTTGAGATGCTGAAATGTCGCCACCATTGTTGGCATTTTTCTTTATTTTTTTGTTTAATGCCTTAATCGCCTTATCTGTTTGCTTTTTGGCGATTTTGTTAGCCTTTTTAGCAATAAGGTCATTAAGTTCATCAGTAGTTATAGTTGTCATAGCTGGCTCCTCATATTGTGCTTTCTGGGCAGTGGGAGCTAGTTTATGCTCACCTGCCTGTTCGTGATAGGCTAATCGAGCGATTAAACCTAGCGCTGACTGGAGATCATTAGATGCTGCAATTAACTCTTGCGTGTCAGCTATGTCTCCAATATCTCCATTGACCGCTTCGATCTGCTCACGTTTGCGGATGTTGTCCACAATTTGGCTCACGATGGCAAGTCCACGGGCTGCTGCATCTAGTGACTCGGAATCATATTGTTCCCATTGACTGTCACCGATTGATTCACTTTGTGCGGGAGTCGGGGGCTCATCGGCTGCCCAATTCGCTTTCCGCACGATCTCTAACGCATCATTTAAATCGTTAGGGAGTTCTAAGGTCTTCTTGCGTTTCTTTTCCTTCCGCGACTTGATAATAGTCACAGGACTAGCCTCATTTTGCCGGTTCATATGCTTTGGGCGCCGGTGATTCTTGATAGTGTTAGCTGCATCTTCTATCGGAATCCGGTAAGGAGACTGTCCACCTAGATAATAAGAAGGGTCATCATGGAGTCTTTGCGTGCCTGCAGTCAACGGCCCATTTACCCCAGAGTGTGCACTTTGGCTAATCACAGGAGTTTTTTTAGGTACCTTGGTCGACCTCTTAGGAACCCCAGTGGATTTAGCTGCTTCCGTTACAGCTGTATGGGCACTCAAATCAATCCCTAAGGCTTTAGCTTTCGCCTTTATCTTCCTCGCAGCTTTGGCCTTGGCACTCTCTGAATCAAATTGAGTTTGGTTAAAACGAGCTAAAGCGTTACGCACGTGGGAAGCATCAGTTAGGGGAAGTTTCCGGTCCCCATTAGGGCTTATATAGGCAAACGTAGAGTTAGGTAGTTTGTCTCGCACTTTCGTTTTTAAAACAGCTTTGGTTGCTAGTTCTTTATATAGTGTCGCATTATTTTCTTGACAAGCTGCACAGTCCTCTTCCCCACAAAAACCTTTAGTCAGCGCATCTTCAAGCATTTTAGCCATCTCATCTTCGCTTCCTATAGGCTCTTTGGTTTGCGGGCTCGGCTCTTCATCTATTTCACTTTCACTCTTCATTAGTAACCAGGGAGTGGCATTAGCTGGGTTAGGGACTCCTGATACTTTAATAGCTTCAAAATCAGTGATCTCCGTCAATTCAACATCGTCATTGTTTTTAATACCCATTGGCCCTCCTAAGCGATCTTTCATCTACCTGGGCCCGTTGTCTAGCAACACGCCCTTCCGGTGACCATCCATTGATAATTCCACCGGTTACGGCTGCCCATCCTACATCGTCCCAAATCCCACCTACCAACCAATCGCCGGCTTTGACAAGATAAGTTCGACCATCGGCAGCTTTAATTTCCCAATCTGGACCTCTATAGATATAACTTTCTGTAGGGGTGAAATGCCCTTCGCTACTTTTAGAGGCATCATGGAAAAGGTTTACCCGTCGGGAGTTTTTTAGCCATCCCCACGCTGCCTTTTCCAGTGCTTCCTCTGTAATAAAATCTCTGTACCCATCAGCTGCCCGACCACCATCTGGCTTATTAGCGGGATACGCTACACCTAAGGTGTAGTGTTGGGAACTAGCGGACTTAATACAACTGTAATACACTGGCTCATCCACTGACTTGACCATACTAGAGTCAAAATGAGACCAAGCCTTATTGATGCTTTGTATTACGTCATCTAGTTCACCACCACGGGCACTAGCTGCGTCTTCTAGTTTAGACGTAGTAATATTCCGATCATCGCCATGATCATCTTCAAGGTCATCATCACATCCGCAGCTCCAGCACATCTTAGTTTTATTATATCAAATACTTAGTGAATAAAAAAAATGCGTCATTTGAGGAGGTATAAGTGTTATAATACATAGCGAACGAAAGGAACATTATGGAAGATGAATTAACCCCAGAAGAACAAACATGGCTAGAGCAACAGCTAGTTAAACAAAAAAATGAGGAGCTAGAACAACTAAAAACAGAGCTACGTGCAGAACTAGAACCTCAAATCCGTGCCGAAGTGGAAGAAGAAGTAGCTCAAACAATAAAAGATTTAGAGGAAGAGATCAGCCAGCTAAACCTACAGCTAGACTCTACAGAGAGGGAGTTGGCTAGAGTACTAAATATATATCTACCCGACATTTAAGGACAAGAAGGGACGAAAGGAACATTATGGAAGATGAATTAACCCCAGAGGAACCACCTACTAAACTAGAAAACCCAACCAACTTCCTAGACGAAGAAGAAATAGCTAAGAAAATAAAAAACTTAGAGAAAATAATCAGTGAACTCCCAATGGAACTCCACTTAACCCCAAAGGAGTGGGCGGGGATATTATACCCTTATTTCGATGACTTATAAGGATGGATGCACACTATGAGTTATGACGATGGTCTCTCATATATGGACCGCTATGCTCGTTCTCAACTGGAGCGATTACATGCCATCGAGCAAGAGCGTATTGCTGCCGAAAGAAGGCAAGAGCTCGCAAACATCAAACAAGAGCTCTATAAGGAACTATCTAGTGAATTAGAAGAGAAAATCCGAACAATACTAAAAGCAGAAAGGCCAGAAAATGGAGAAAGAGTTGAATAATGATGAGGGACAATGGGAAGTAGCTGCTTATTCCTCTACGACTTATTTCCCATATAATTGGTTTCCTAGCGAGCCTTGGGTTTCCGATAATGAAGTCCCACAAACCCAGCCCGAGTAATGGCCTTGATATTTTGTTTGCTGTTATCAATTAAAGCAAACGCTTTGTAGTGTTGCATCACGGATAGTTTATGCTCCGGTACCTTTTTTTGAGGACCACTAACCACTATTAGCTTATGATACTCTTTTCCCTGATGAAAGCCCAGATCATTGAGTATCATACGCTTTTCTTCTACGATTTGACTAGTGACGTGCTTCCCACTCATACCGGTCAAGATCATCACGGTATTACCTTGCTGGATAAGAGAATGTAAGAGCTTTTTGAATAAAACAGGCGAAGCCGTAATAGTGCCGTCTAGGTCACAACACCAGATTTTACTCATCGGGAACCTCCACGCAACGACAGGCCGGATGTACAGGTGCATTACCAGACGGCCATGATTGATTGATTGAAATCGGTGAGGCTTTGGCATTTTGTAAACATGCAGCACAAGCGCCTAGATCATGTACCCACGCAACCTTTTGAACATTATTTTGACGATAAACCATACGTCGAGCTGCCGTAGCTGCATAACTATATTCCGTTTCAGCAATGAGATGAGCACGGTTGGGGTCATTGATAATCTCATTTATACGTGCTTCCACTTGCTCTTTGGTTTCACCATTCTTTAGCCCTGTCTCAATAGCTGCCAAGATACGTTTTACTTCGGTATCAGCCATCCCTTGGGCCCGTGTATCAATCGTAGAGAGCAACTGTTCAATCGGCTGTTGATAAGATAACTCATTAATAGCCTCTTCAAAGCCTGGTTGCCAGCTTTCCCAGTAGTCCGGTGGAAGATTTGGAAGTAAGTTCGAACTCTTTCCCAGTTCCTGTTGAGCCTCATGGACGCCTTGTAGCACAGCTGTTTTATAGAGAAGACGTAAGGTAGCCTTTAGTGTTCCTACCTCTAGGACAGCAGCTCCCAAAATGGCACTTGCTGCGCCAATGGCACCACCTAACCCTACTAAAGCTCCTCCAGCTGCAAGGGGCGCGGCTCCCGCTACCGCTGCCCCTACAGCTGGCACCGCAGCATTGCCAAGTAGTGTGCTTAGCTGCTGTTTGTAGGGTGCGACATTAGTCGTTCCGTTAGCATTTGGAACAGCCAAGAGCTTTTGAAAGTTGACATATGCAGCATTGAGTGCTCTTTCAGCTGTATCTCCCGCTAAGATTTGGCGCATATCATTTTGAATAGCGTCTCTATAGTGCTCAACTATTTTGTTGGTGTGAATATGAAACCGTTCATGGCGACTTTTGAGAGCAGGCATAATAAGGGGAGCTTGTTCGCTTAGCTTGTCTCTTACCTGGTGATTGGTTAGAAAGCTAGGGTCACACCATTTTACGTTGCTCACCTCATGATTATCATGGTTGTCATGGAAGACTACCGATTCCTCGGTAGGAACACGCACGATAATACCTTCATAGTCTCCGTTATCAGAGACCCAGCCACCTACCAATTCAGCCCCGTCACCAATCGGTGGGAGTGTAGCACCTGTCTCTTCTTCCCATTCCCGTAACGCGCCAGCGAAGACACTTTCGTCTTGGCCACCATCAATACCTCCGTCTAAGTGACCACCCGGGGCTTCCCATCTAGCATAAGAATCATCATCGTCAGCTTTATCTGGTTTACGCTGAATGAGCAGTACACGCTTAGTATTAGCAGCTTGGACTAAAAGGCCAGCTACCTCACGAGACAATTTTTTTTTAAGTTCAAAGCTCTCTAACGGGTTATAAAAGACCTCAACGACCTCTGGAACCGTAGTCGCATTCTGGAGTTTTGACCAAATGCTCTTTTGAATAGGCTCTGGGAGTCCTACAAACATTTTCGGACTTTGGCCACGCTTGACACGGTTGATAGAGTTCTCCCGCCATTGCCTGATCATTTTGGTCGCTAGGTTAGCTGCCTCGTCTTCATCTTCCGGTAGGTCAAGAGGTTGTGGTCTAAAACTCTCTTCGGCCTCGGCTAGTTCCGCATCAGGGCCGTCACCGTTTAGTGATAAAGGGTTCATATAGCCTCTGGTGACACCAGGTCCACCTGTGTTATCTACCCCACTCACACGGCCATCTTTCAGCAGCTCACCCACTACTTCGGTCAGCATCTTTTTTAGTACCTTTTTATCGACCGGTTTCTTAACTGCCGGTTGCTTAGCCTTAGGCTTGGCTTTAGGCTTAGATGGGGTGTTAGCAACCGAGGGAGCATTAGCTTCCGGTGGCTTTAGTTGTCCGTTCTGTACCGGTGGCGGAGCTATGTCAGTTGTACTACCGGTAGCAGGTGTATACGGCGTGGGGAGGTTATTGTGTGTATCCGTACTCGCATAGGTAGTTGGGTTAATCTTACCGGCAATATCAACGATACGACTAAGAGGGATGGGACCCACTTTGTTGTTTTCAACAAACCGTGGAATGGGTTTGCGGATATCTACCTGTAGACCGAGACTCTTACGCACTTCATCAGGGGATAATGTTCCGTTACGGATGTAGAAGTCATTTGCTTGGGCTGCTTCGAGTCTGTGCATGGACCCTTGACCGGTATCAAACTGGATACACGCTTTCAACTTTAGGTGTTGTTTGAAAAAGAAGTTGATTATATCTTCAACATAGCGTACTACCGGTAATGTACCAACACGAAACTGCACGTCAACCTGTATCTCACCTGTCGATCTGTTGACATCTTCGGTAAAACCTAAGTCGTTAGGGGTAACACCAAATGCAGCAGCTGTACAGCGTAGTAGATAAAGGGTTTGATCTTTGTCAAACTTCTCATCTTTGATAGGCGTAAACTTACTCCCAGCCGGTACCCATCTAATCTGGGAAAGTTTAGACTGATCTCCCATCATTACGGCATCCCAAGTTTCCTGCCACATCTCAACCTGCTTAGGGTTCGAAAGGTCAGGTGGGGCCTCCATAAAGCCTGCAGGTACCGTACCTTCGGTAAAGTGCTGCAATAGGAACCACTGGAACCGCAAATCCGTATTAGCCTGCATCAATACGGCTTCCATCGGTGCTAAGCCATACTGGCTTTCAGGCAATGGGTTCAAAGGTTGATAGATTACATCGTCTTGAGTCAACCATACCCATGGCATACCCTCAATAATCTGCACAAATGCCGGTGTAATGGTATCAGGCCACGCTGTTCCAGGTCCATCTTGTGGAATATTATTATCGGTCGGCGAACGGCCATAGAAGTCGATAAGAGGTATCAAGGTAGGTCCTGACATTACCTCCAAAGCAATAGGCTTATTCTCCCGATTACGTCTAATATAAAGCGCTCCGGCATCGTAACGCAAGACATCTTGGAGAAACTGACCGAGCCATTCCCGAAACGGTTGTTGTCCGTCGGGTAGATCAATAAAGTCCTGGGCAGCTAGTAAATCCGGTCTCACATCTTCGATGGCATGAG